TGAGGCGACATGCCGGAGCGGGTGGCTTCGGCAGTGATGGTGCGGAGGATGGGGCGGCCTGCGGAGGTGCGGAAGCGCAGGTCGAGCGCGGTGGCTTTGCACCGCAGGGGGGCTTTGATGGTGTAGTCCTCGGTGGTGCCGGTGGTGTTGGTGAGGGCGGCGACTTGGAAGTCCGCGTCGTAGTCGGTGGTCACGGCATCGAGCGTGCAGGCGGCACCGGCATCGAGGACGACGCTGGCTTTGGAGCGCAGGAGGCGCTTGGTATTGAGAGAGTCGAAGCCATAGCGACGGGTAAGCAGGAGGCCGGATACGCCGGTGGTGCCGAGGCCGCTCTGGGTGTCGTCTGCTCCGGTCTCTTGCTCATCCAGGAGGAAGAGTTTGCCGGTAGCCGTGGCGGCGAAGAGTCGGCGCTGGGTGCCGTAGTCGCTCACCAGGAGACGGTCGATAGGGAAGCCGTAGGTGTCGCGGGTCTCCCATTGCTGATTGAGCATGTTGAAAGCGAAGAGGCTATTGGGCTGGGTGCTGGTGCCGAGCGGGAGGGCCAGGTAGTAGCGGTTCGCAAAGTAAATGCCGTTGCTCAAATGTGCCGCCGGGGCGTTGATGTTGCCCACAAGGTCGGCAATAGGGTCCGAGAGTGTCTGCGTGGATCCGCGCAGCTTGAGGTCGAATTGATTGTCGAGGCGGTAAACGCCGTTGTCCGAGAGGAAAAACACATACACGCCTGCGGTGGCGATGCTTCGTCGGGCGGAACAACCGATCTCGTCGGTGAGGAGTTGCAGGCTGCTATTGGCAGGGTCGATGGAAACGCCATCCGCTCCTATGGCCGCCGTGGCGAGCCAGATGGACTTGCGGCAGAAAACGAGCACTTGGCCCTCGGCGTAGGGGTGCAGGGCGACAATGTAATCATTCGACCCGGCATTGGCGCGGAAGGATTTCGAGACGGGATCGAAGGTCTCGGCGTCGAAGACATCCGAGATCAGCACCTCGTCGCGGTTGCGGGCGATGACGAGTTGGTTATTGAGGAAGGTCGCCGTGCTGGTGGATGGCAGGCGCGAGTAGGTGACGCCGAGTGGATGCGAGCCCTGCGCCACTCGGGCGAAGCCATTGGCCAGCACGCCATCCCATACCAAGGCAGGTTGCACGCGCTGGGCGATGATTTGCCCTGTGGCCGATGCGGTGGTGGCCGAGGGAACGGTGAAGGAAAATTGCGTCGAGCTGATGCGGGTTATCTGGAAGTCGGCCAAATACCCTGCCTCCCCTACCCCGCTGATGCGCACGACCTCGCCGGTCTGGTAGGGATGCGTGCCAAGCGTGGTAGCCGTGGCCGTGCCGCTCGTCTGCGCGAGCGTTTGCAAGCGGATGAGTGGCTCGTCCCGCGTGCGCAGGAGATAGAGCTTGTCGAAGGCTTGGATGATCTCGATGTCATCCCCGGCCACAATGGTGTCGGTGATCGGGTAGGCGATGGTCTGCAAGCTCGCGCCGTGCCGCCAGAGGTAGCAGGCGTTGGGACCGGCAAGAACGATGTATTCGTTGCTGTTGTCCAAGCGCGGGGAGCTGTAAATGCCAGCACCGATGATGCCTCCAATGTAGGTGTTTTGAATCACAGGCCCGCGATTGGCTATGAGCGTGCCGCTAGCCGAGATGCCGGGGTCGGATGGCAGAGTGTAGGTGAAGGTATTTGCGCCGGTGACGGTGATGTAGAAGTTGCCGTTGTATTGCGCTTGGTCGGCGACGCGAATGTTCACAAAGTCGCCGGTCGCATAGCCGTGCGCAGGGAGAGTGACCGTGGCGGTGAGGTTGCCCACGCCGCCGCGAGTTATAGAAGAAATGGATTTATCCGGTGCGAGTTGGAACGGAAGCGTAAGAGCCTCGCCGATGTTGCCAATGGATTCTGCTAGGCGCTTCGCGCCTTTGCGCGTCTGTGCCACGCCTCGGTCGAGACGCATGTTTTCGCAATACTGCACCATTCCCGGCTGGAGCTGGAGCGGGTTGAGACGCGACGCCATGCCGAGAAATCCGGAATCTCCTTCTACAATGGGCGCGTCGTCGGGCATTACTTTTATTATGGGGCTAGCGTGTCAAGTAGGGCGCGGATGGCGGCGGCTTTGATGTTTGGCTCGCCACTCCACCGGCAGCGGTCGGCGATGGCGCTGGGGGAGTAGCCTGCGTAGCGCACGCAAGTTTGGCGCACGCGGTCGAGGAGGTGGGCGGGAATGCCGGGCACGGAGCGGGCGGGTTGCTCTTTGGTTTTGGCTTGCGGTTTGCCGGTGAGTTGGCGGTAGCCGGTTTGGTAGAGGAGTTGGCGGCTGCCGGGTTGCCAGTGCGGGAAGGTTTGCTTTTCAACCAATCCATCGCGGATGGCGCTGGCGAGGATTTTGGGGACTTCGTTCGGCTCGCAGTCGAGGTCGGCGCTGATGTCTTCGGCGGTGCTCCAGCCGGGCGGGAGGGAATTGGTTTTGCGGGCGAGGGATTTCCAGTTGCTCATAGGTAAATGGGGGCTGTCATGGTGCGGCCGCGTTTCTTATCCAGGAGGAAATAGGTCTGCGTGGGCGGCTCGAAGGAGGCTTTGATCGAGAGGGCGTAGGCGTTGTAGCCGATGAGGCTGCCGTTGCAGAGCCAGTGCCGGTTTTGCTGGTATTGGTGCCAGTGTCCAAAGAGATCAAGGTCGGCTCGGTTCGGCGATTTATTCCATGAAGCGATTGCCTTTTCGGTCGGGATGGTAAGCCCCCCGATGCCGCCTTGAAATTTGAGCCCGTCGCCATGATGGAAGCGGAGGCGGCGGCCATACACTTCCATGAAGTTGAAATAGCTGTCCGCGATCTGGAACTCGATCTGCTGGTCATCCGCAAAGCGGCCTTCGAGGATGCGGTAGAGCAGCCACTCGTAGCTGTGCGCGGCTCCGGTGGCGTGGCGGGGTTTGACGGTGGTTCTGCCGTGGTTGCCGTAGGAGGTCGGAATGAGGATGCGCTTGAAGTGGGGCTTGAGCGTGGCGAGGCCGTCGGCGATGCGGTCTTGCAACCAGAGGATGACTTGCGTGGGCGTCTTGCTGTTCGACTCGGCGAGTTCCTCGTGAATCATGCCGGTCATCAAATCGCCACCGAGCCAGAGAATAAGGTCGTCGATCTTGGCCCCGTGGCGCTCAATCTCGGTGAGTCGGGCGATGGTGCTGAAAAATTTTTCGATGCGCGTCTTGGCGATGGGCAGGCGGTATTCGTTGAGGCCGTTGACAGAGGCGGCCTCAACCGTCTCCTCCACATGCCAATCGCTGGCGAGCGCGATGGCCACAGCCTCGGCTTTGTCGTTCATCGAGACCGAGAGCGGTTGCGGGCGTATGCGCGTCTTGCCGAGCGAGAGCGCGATGCCGAGTTGTTTCTCCAGGCTTTCCACGCTGGCGGCGTATTGCGCGAGCTTGGCCTTGAGGGCATCCACTTCTGTCTTGTGCGCCTTGTCCGCTTGCTCGCGGGCGATGGCGCTCCAGGATGTTTTGCTCATACTTCTTCCTCCTCTTCGTCGTCGGCCTCGATGGGCCACAGGATTTCCTCGGCGTCGCGGGCGAGGGCGCGGGCGGCGTGGGAATTTCCAAACTTAAAATCCATGTCGTAGGTCGTTCCGGCGTCCTCCCACGAGACAACGCACACACCGACCTCGAAATGCTCGGCGAGGATTTGGCGGACCTGTGTCATCACGGCCTCGCGGTCTGGCGGGGCGGAGGATTTCGCTTTGCGACTCATGCGCTCTCCTCCTCGACGAGTAGATAAGGAATGGTCTTTTGATTGGCGCGATCCATTTCGGAATACACAAGCGAAACGAACGCGGTCCATTGGGATGGGTGGACCGTCTGACAGCCGAGCGAGGAGGTCGTATTGTAGCCGCCACGGTGGATGTTGATGGCCACGCCCATCGAGTCGCCTTCGCCATCGCGGGTGACGGGGAGTTCTTCGGCGGGGTTGGCGGGGCGCAGGGCGGGGTAGCCGCCGCCGGGCTTGCTGAGGCCGTGCTTGCCTTTGCGGTAGCGGTGCACGCCGGGCTTGAGAACGGCGATGCCCTTGCGCTTCACGCTCGGATCGGTGTTGGCGTTGAAGGTCGCGTAGGCGTTTGGGCTGATCAGAAAAATGGCATCGTCGTAGATGCCCCGGTCATTTTGGCCGACCTCGCCCATCGAGTCGCGGTAGTAGCCTCGAATGCCCACCAGCGCGACGGCATCATCCACGCGGGCCTTGGTGAGGAGCGCTTGCGTTTTACTCTTCGCTTGTTGTGGGCGGGCGGCGGGGAGGATCATTTATCTTTGAGCGCGGGGAGCTCGGGAAGCTGATAGGTGAACCGCCCGTAGTCTGTTTCGAGCGAGACCCCGAGGGTTTCGCACCCGGTCAGAAACGCGCTGGCGATGAGGAGCCAGCCGAGGATCAATGCGGAGGCGGCGATTTTCGCTGGGCTCATTTGCGCTCGTTGCGAACGATCTCGATGAGACCGAGCACCGCTACGGTGGCCGCTGCGATGCTATCGGTCATTTGAGGGGAAATTTTAACTCCGACCAGGGCGAGTATCAGGGCGAGGCCGCGAAAGGTGGAGGGTTGTTTGAGTTGGGCGATGAGGGTGTTCATATTTTGTCGAGCTTGGTTTCGAGCCGATCCATGAGGTGGATGGCCCTCGTTGTGGTTTGTTGGTTTTGGGAAATGACGGTGAGCATTTCTTGGTTGGCGGTCTTGAGGTGGTGGATGAATTCCGAGCTTTGGTGATCCATCTTGTTTTCGACTCGTTCCAAGCGCGCCGTGAACCAACGAAAGAGCACGCTCACCGCGACGATGCCGATAAACACAAGCGCCACGAGGTGCCATGTCTGGTCCTGCTTGGCGGCGTGGCTGATGGTTTCGAGGATGGCTTGTTCCATGGCTACGAGAGGGCGGCGGCGATTTGGGCTCCGGTCGTTTCGACCGTGCTGACCTGCGCCAAGCGCGTGGTGTTGAGGGCCGCGACTTTGGCCAGCTCGGGCGAAAGCTCGGTGCGGACCTGTGCGGCGATGCCTGCGCTGCTGGGGATGCTGCCTCCGGTGGCGGGGAGGATTTCGGCGGAGCCGTCCCACCGGATCGAGCCCGAGCCGACATTTTCCCCGGCGGCGCGGAAGAGGATTTGGTAATCGCCTGCCGCTCCGCTCATGTGGCCGGTGTAGTAAGCGGTGCTCCCGACCTCGGTCAGCGAAATGGCGGTGCCGCTGGCGACGCCGTTTTGGTAGAGCTGGGCGGCGACGCTCAATCCGGTTTGGCTTTGTGCCAGGGCGATGTTGAGTTCGTTTGGCATGGCTAGCTATTCGCTTGGGCTAAAAGATTTCCCACAATTTCCGTGGTCGAAACCTGCGCCAATCTCGTCGTGTTCAACGCATCCGTTTTCACTTTTATGGCCGTGATGTCTGCGGTCGGGATGTTTGCTGGGGTCGCACGGGTTGAGATGGCGGCGTCCACTCGCCCAAGCTCCACCGATAGCTCGGTTCTCACTTGGCTGGCGATGGTGGCGGCGCTAGGCACGCTCGGCGCGTTGGTGAGGGTGGTCACCGTGGCCAGCGTTCCGGATGGCGCGAGGCGCGAGGAGACCGTGGTATCGAGGTTGTCCAGATTGCCAGCGCGGGCGCTGGTGAGTCCCTGCGCGGTGAGGGCGGATTGGACATTGGCTTGCGTGAGTATGGCTGTGCCGGTGGTGTTATCGACGGGGACTCCGAGAGCTACACTTCCGGCGGCTGGGACGGCGCAGGAGCCTGTTGCTGCTCCGTTTGCGTAGCTCACGCCGAGGCGCACATCGCTGGCGGCTGGCATCGCTGCGTTTTGCGTGGCGTCGATAAGGGTTTTTGCGCCTGCGGTGTCGCAGTAATTGAATACGGCGACATTTGTATTGGCTTTTTTGAGGCGAATGCCTGTGCCGCTGGTTGGCGATTGGCCGAATGTGCCGTATTCGAGTTGCTCGATCTCGATGACGCCGAGGCCAACATTTGCGGCTCCGGGTGCGGCGGCGAGTCCGGCTGTATTGCCAGGGCCGTAGGCGTTTCCGCGCACTCTGGATGCGCGGATAGTGCCGGTTGAGGCGTTATTTGCGCCTGCGGAAGCTGTCCCACCTATGACAATGCCTGTTATTGTAACAACGCCCGTGGTGGTATTATTTAGCCCATGCGACGAGGACACTATTGTCCCTCCCGTTACATTTCCGGTAACATTTATTGTTCCGGCCACGACATTATTTGCGCCCGCGGCGTTACTCGCACTGCCGCCAGTAACGCTGCCGGTAATTGTGAGAGTGCCGGTGCCGTTATTATTTGCGCCCGCGGCGTTACTCGCACTGCCGCCAGTAACGCTGCCGGTAATTGTGAGAGTGCCGGTTGAAGTGTTGTTTGCTCCATGGACATTAGCTGTGTTCCCAGCGGCAACATTTCCGGTGATGTTAAGCGTGCCGGTGCCGCTATTATTTGCGCCGGTTGCCCCGCTGCCTGCGGTGACATTGCCAGTGATTGTGAGACTCCCGGTGCCGCTATTATTTGCGCCATTTGAACTCCCTGCAGCGCCGCTGGTGACATTGCCAGTGATATTCAGCGTTCCAGTAGAAGTGTTGTTTGCGCCTATTGCAGATGACACCGTCCCGCCCGTGCAATTCCCCACAATAGTTCCCACCGCAGGCGATGCGGCGGGAAATTGAACGCAATTTCGCGAGGTAGTGGTAGATTTATTGGTGACATTGGCCGTCAATATCACGCCGTCGTTGAGCGTGAAAATTCCGGTGCCTGCGTTGCTGACGAGATCGCAGTTTGCGTTGGCTGTAATGGTGATGGTGTGACCGTTTGCCGCTTGCGCTTCGTCCCCAACGGTAGGAACAACGCCGCCAACCCATGTCGCTCCTGCATTAAAGTTGCCGCTCGCGGCTGATACAATGAGGGCCATGATTAGAGTCCTTTCGCTACGATGTAGGCTTGGAGAGCGGCTTGGATCGCGCCAACCGCTTGCTGGGTGGCGGCGTCTGAGCCAGCGAGTGAACCGAGCGCGATGCCGATTGCGGCCTCGTCGGCGGTGATGACTTCGCCGTTTTCAATACGGGTCGGGACAAGGCGCATGGCGACATTGGCGTCTGAAGAACCGTCGCCCAGATACCGGCCCGTTATGGCCAAATTGAGCGAGTATTTGTCGTGGGATTTTCCGTTGATTTCGATGGGTGAGCTTGCGTTCATGGTGTTTGGTTTTTGGGTTAGGTGTAGGAAAGTGAGGCGCGATTTGACCATGCGCCGGAGGCGGTGACGGAGGCGGTGACGAGTCCGTCGGCGTCGGTGGTGGTGCGGTGGATTGTCCAGCCGGTGGCACTTTCGGCGGTGCCGGTGGGGGCGGATCCGTAGTAGTGGTAGGGGGAGGCCCATGCGGCGCGGGCGATGGTGGACCCACCCTCGGTGAGGGGGACGGGACTCCAGCCGCTGCCGTCATAGACGAGGATGTCTCCGGTTTCCGCCCCCACGCCGGAGAGGCGGGAGGGAGGAACCAGAACGGGGATGACCGCCCAGCGCGATCCGTTCCATTTCCACGACCGAGTGCCGGAGGTGAAAATGTCGTCGAGGGACGGCGAGGATGGAAACGCGAGGGCGGCCATGGGTTGGGGATGTTATTGCTTGTCGAGTTCGACCCATGCTCCGTTGTAGGAGAGGTATTCGGTCATATCGTTGCTATCGACCCAGCGGAGTCCTTCGGTGTGCGAAGGCGCGGTGGCGCTCACGACATCCTTGATCTGCTTGCCATCGAGGGCGGTTTGGGTGGCGCTCGAAACGGGTTTGTTGGCGTCCGAGGTGTTGTCTGCGTTGCCGAGGCCGACTTGGGCTTTGGTGACGCTGTGGGGGTTGTTGGTCGCGGCGGTGTGGCTGCTGAGTGAACCCTCGGCAGTAGTCACTCTGCCAGCAAGAGTTGTCGCGGCGGACTCGATGGCATTGATGTCGCTCTCGGCGGTGTCGAGGCGCGAATCCAAGGCGGAGTCGGCTGCTTCACGCGCCGAAGTCTCTGCCGCCAAACCGCTTGATGCGGAGGTAGCGAGGCTGGTGATGGCACCGTTGAGCGAGGAGTCTGCCGATTGGAAGGCAGAAACTACTTCCGACAAGCTATCTAGCGAGCCGGGCGTGACATTGGAAAGAACATTGTCGATCCGAGTGCCGAGGGCGGATTCCGCTGCGGTGGCGCGGGTGATTTCCGAGGAAAGACCTGATTCCGCAGTAGTTACCCTACCGGAAAGCGTGGTCGCTGCCGACTCAATAGCGGTGATGTCCGATTCAATCGCGGTGGCGCGGCTTTCCAAGCCGGTGACGGCTGGGGCCGAGGCGACGCGGGCGTTGGTGAAGTAGAGGTTGGAACTGCCCTCGACGACCGCATCGGTTGTGCGTGGGACGAGTTTCCATGCGGTGCCGTTGTATTGCCAGCTTCTGCTGCCAACGGTGTGGATTTGGTTGTTAGTCGGTGAGGACGGGAATGAGATAGCTGCCATAGTGTGTGGTGTTTAGTTGTTGGTTGGTTTTTCTACCCACGCGCCTGCGAACCATTCGTAGGTGGTGAGATCAGAAAGTGTCGTCCACCGCTGGCCTTGGTATGGGTGGGCTGGCGGGGTGTCGGAATAAGTGGCGGGGAGATCGGCGGCGGGGGTGTAGGCGGTGCCATTCCAGCGGTAGGGCAGGCCGGAATCCTGCGCGATGTAGAGGCGTTTGTCTTTGCCGACCCCGGGGAAGTCGGCGGCGGAGGGATATTCGACAACGCCCAGCGAGTCCTCGGGCAGCACGATGGTGAACTGCGAGAGATCGAGCTGCTGCGTGATATTTGTCTCGGTGATCGTCGTCATGCGTAGGTGGCGGTCTCCCGGTTGGCCCACGCGACATTGCTTGCGGTGGCGGTGGATGTGACGCTGCCGTCGGATGAAAGGGCCGAGCGGGTGATCGACCATTTCGCCACGGCGGCGGGCGAGCCGGTGGCGGGGATGTCGGTATTCAAAAGCAGGCCGTAGTAGCTGAAGGTGCCTGCGGAGTTCAGCGCGAAGGAATGGAGGAAATTGTCGGGGTCGCGCTGGGTGACCATGCTGTAGAGGCCGAGGGCGACCACAACGATTTTTGCGGCGTTTGGGATAGCTTGGGAGAAAGTGATCGTTCCCGCGCCTTGGTTGACCGTGTAGTCCACCGTCGGTTCCTGCATGACGCCGTTGATGGCGACGATGACATGGTTGGGATCCGAGGAGCGGAGTCCGTCCACGGAAAAAACTCTGCTCGCGCCGTTGCCGATGCGGGTGGTCTTCGCACTTGATACGCTGAGTTGTCTCGGGATGGGGACGGCGTTCATCGAAAGTCGAATTTCGCGGAGTAGTGGCGGACCTCGCCTTTGCGCAGCCAGGCGTCGTCGCGGAGTTTCAAGAGCAGACCCTCGGCACGGAGGAGTTGGAATTGGCTCTTATCCATCTGGCCGTCCTCGGCGAGCGTTTCGGCGAGGGCGGAGGTCTTGAGGTAGTCGGCGAGAAAAGTCGGGATGCGGTGGCGGAGCCAGTATTCCTCGTTCGTCGGCGCGTTGCCGGTGGTGGCTTGCAGCGCCTCGTAGCAATCGCCGGTCGGCGCGTGGTAAACCAAATCCTCGGCGGTGTAGGCCGTGGTGGCGCTGTAGGCGGTGGCGGTGAATTTGGGGACCGGGAGCTGGAATTTCACATACACCGGCCCGCCTGCATACCGCTCGTCGGTGATGAAAACGGTGTCGGTATTGGTGACAAAATCGTAGGTCTGGGTGATTCGCGTGTCGCTCGGCGCGTCCGAGTAAATGGCGAGGACTTCGCCGATGGGGAGCTTGCCTGCGACCACCAGAGGGAAGTAGGGAATGATGTCGGCGGGATCGTTGGTCGAATCCTCCACATAGGTCGCGGTGGTGCGGGAGTCCCACGCGACATCGATGGCGGTGTCGATATTGAGCACTTGGCCATCGGCAGTGGTGGTGACGCGCTTGATGCGCCAGACGGTATCGGAGAAAATGGATCCCTGCGGAGCCCGGCCAATGTAGCTGAGAGTTCCCTGGTAATCGGCCTCGTAGGTGTAAGCGCCCTCGGTGAAGCCCTCGCCGAGCACAATGCGTTGCTCGGTGTGGGTGATCTGCGGCCACTCATCGAAATTCCAAGCAAACGCGGCGGCGCTGGTGAGGTATTCCGCAAGCGCCGAGCCCTGCGAGGGCAAGAGCGGTTGGGCGGGGTCGATGCCCATGCGGGTGAGCACGCCATCGCGAACGACTTTGTAGGGGGTCGTCTTCATTGCGGCGCTCCTTGTTGGGCGAGTTTTTGGAGGGCGGGCTGGGCGCCGACGCGGCCGATTTGGGCGTTTTGCTGTTGCTGGAGGGCGAACGAAAACGCCTGCATGCGGGCGTCGAGCATGGATTTGAAGATTTCATCCTGCTGGTAGCGTTGCTGAACAGCGGGGTTCGCTTGGACGATCTGCTGCAGGGTTTGCAGGCGGAGCTGGGCATTTTGGCCGTCGCTCTTGAGCGGTGGCTCGGTGCCGGCCGCGATCTTGGTGTATTGCAGTTGCTCGTCCTCGATCTCGGCCTGCGCGGCGGCTTCGACATCTTTGATAAGGAATTCGGCCATGGTGGGATCGATGGCGCTGAAGAGGAATTTGACGAGGCCCACGCGGTCCACGACGCCCATGACATCGAGCGGCAAAAGCTCGATCATGCCTTTGATTTTTATCTGGAGCGCCTCGGAGTCGAAGGTGCGGGCGTCGAAATCAAGGCGCATGTCGAACTTGCCTTGGATTTCCTGGCGGGAGGCTTGGAAGGGCATGGGCATGCCGCCGGCGACTCGGACGAATTGCACATCGTCGAGGTATTGCTGCGCGAGTTGGAAGGTTTGGCCGAGGATGAGGCTGCAATCGGCGAGCCAGCTATCCACGAGGTCTTGCTGGGCGAGCGCGGACCGCTGGGGAGCGAGGTCGGCGCGGGGGATGCCGAAATACTCATCCACATCGCGGCGGGTGGCGGCCTCAATCTCAATCGTGCCTTGATCGAATGGCGGTGGCGTCATCCATTGGAATTCGCCGGGCCGGCGCTCGGGGAGCTGCACGGCAGGGCCGAGGACGATATTGAGTTTCCCGCGATTCGCCGGCACGCGCAGGGGAGGAACAATGGAGAGGCTGGCGCGATCACTCCGGTAGTCGCGCTGCGTTTTGATTTCTGTCTGATGAGTGGAGAGCAGCTCTGGAACGCCGCGGGATTCAACGAGTGGGCGGGAGGTGCGCTCGAGCGGCAGCTCAACAAATGGGTATTGGCCGTGCGCGTAATCTATGGCCTCGCTCTTGGCGACGCGGTCCACGACGCTGGGATGGATGATGGTGCAGAGCACCTCCATGGCGCCGAGGGACTCGTTCCACTTTTTGCGGTAAACGCGCCAGACCTCGATGAGGTCGCGGTCGTCGGTGAGTAGGATGGAATCGGTGGCGCGGTAGTGGTTCCGGCCGCTTCGGGCGCTGACGCCTTTATGCTTCACCGCTTCTTCGATCCACTTTGAGTCGTAATCCTCGGTGACCTCTCGCTCGCGGAGCTCGTCCTCGCGGAGGAGCTCGCGGCACGCGATAAATGGGGCGCGCTGAAGGTCGTAGGTGGATGGGGGGAAAATGATGTCCTCCCAAGGCTCATAAGCCTGCCAATCGGGGAGGTTTTCAAAAATGTAGGGCGAGTCGTATTCAAAGAATCCCTGCTCGCGGAGCTTGCGGACATTGGCGGCGGTGCCTTGGCCGGGAAGCAGGGAATCCATTTCGCGGGCGACGGCTTCTTCTTGCGTGGGGTCGAGGATGGCCTCGATGATGAGAGCGAGATTCGGATCGCCGGTCTCGGCGTAGGTCTGCTGAAGGCTATCGAGGCGGAAGGTAAGGACTTCGTTGCGAGTGGTCCGGCGCCAGAAGACGCCCATGATGGCGAGGCCGTAGGTCTCGCGGATGTTTGCGGCGAGCTCGATCTCACGCTTGGTCATGGCCGCGCAGTGCGAATTGAGGAGCCACTTGATGACGGTCTCGACCTTGCGGCCGGCCTGCATGTCGGTGCTCTCGGTCGGCAGGATCGACATGCGCGCTTTGGCGAATGAGTTTTTGAGCATCCGCACGCGCTCGTTGATGATCATATCCGCAAGGCGGATTTTCGAGTCGCTCGCCCCATCCCATGGGAACGCGGGCTTGCCGAGCACGGAGGAGATTTTGCGGCCCGATTCATCCTGGCCGGCCCACAGGCAGTAGCGCAGGTTGTAGTTGAGATTTTTGCGGGACCAGTAGGTCGCGGCATCGACCTCGGCCTGCTCGACGAGGCCGATGAGTTCAGAGACTTCGGCAGACTTCATGCGGTGGCGAGGCCGGGATTGATGATGGTTGGGGCGGTGGTAGATTGGACGCGGGTGTGGGGATTCGCTTTGGCGAATTCCTCCCGGAAGCCCTTATCCCGCCAGCAACCGGGGAGTTGTTGGTTCCAGAAAATGTAGCTGTCGTAATCGACGCTCATGGTGTGCTGCCCGATGCCTTCGACCGTGCGGCGGGCATCGGCGAGGCGGTCGCTGGCGGCCTTGATTCGGCGCTGGCGCATCTCGGCATTGACCATGCTGGCGTGCCAACCGGTGCGGAGTTCCTCAACCACAAAGGGCGCAAGGTCGCCTAGATCGGCTTCGAGTTCGGATGCGTCGTGAACCACAATTTGTTTTTTTTCGGAACTGCGGAAAATGGGTGACTCCACAAGCCCGTGGGCTCGGCGGCGGGAGTCGGGATCGCCGCCGAGCCAGGGCGCGCGGGTTAGGCTGTAGCTGCGAATTTGCCGAGGCCGAGTGGCGACTTGACGCACAGGGCGCAGATCGCATCGACGATGCCGCGAGGGCCACCGCCACGGTCCTCAAGCTCCTGGAAGCGGGGCTTGCGGTTGTAGCGGAGCTCGATCATGTCCATATCGAGGACATAACCGCGGGCGAGCTGGACGGCGCTGGCGCTGCCGGCAGCGAGGAAGAGCGATGGGATGAGCTCGAGGGTGCCGAAATCCCCTTCAAAAATATCCACCGTGTTGGTGAACTTTTTGTCTTCCGCATTGCTGTTGAGAGTGCGGATGGCGGCGGCGACATTCGTGCTCGCGAACTGGGTGCGTGTGAAGTTGGTGAACGCACGCTTCAACGCCGGGCCGGCGATGAGGCTGTAGGTTTGCACCTTGCCGGTCTGGAGATAGATGCTCTGGAGCAAGTCCTGCACATTTGTCTCGGTGAGCGACGCGGTGACCGTGGTGTTGATGGAGGCTGTCGGAGTGCGATAGCCAGCAGCAACAGGGAGGTCGGTCTGGGCTCCGTTTTGGATCCAAGCACCAAGACCGCGGGTCTTGTAGGGATTCACACCGGACTGCTCTGCGGACTCTTGGTCTGAGCAAAACGCGGCTTCCATCGAGCGCTTGATTTGCTCGAGGGACTTCGTGACGGCACGGGCCATTTCTTTCTTTTTGCCGACGCCGGCAACTTCAGAAATGTTCTGCGCGAGATCATCAACGCTGGGGACTTCTCTAAACTTCTGAACCCGAGCACTTAGGATGGCGCGGTTCGCGGCGTTGTCGATGTAATCGCTGGCAGTGATGTCGGTATTCGAGAGGACTCCGGCAGGGAGCGTGGTCGAATTAAAGGCATCGGCTTGCCATTGTGTGGTTGGGTTGATGGGTTCGGACCCCTTCTTCGCGGTGGAAACAACGGGGCAGGATTTGGCATCGACGACCGCGATGAGATCGCTGAGGTCTTGGCGGATGCCGGTTTGGGAAGTGATAAGTGTAGCTGGCATAATTTTGGTTGGTTGGGACTACAGCGCTCCTTCCAGGAAGGCGGCGATGTCGTCGGATTTAAGGGCTGATGCACGCGAGAAGAGGGCTTTGGCTCTGTCGCGGGTTTCGATGTCTTTGGCAGGGACTTTGGAACCTTTGGCCGGTGATGGCGGTGGCGAGGCTTTCGCAGGAGTTTTCGACTCGGACGGGGCGGAGGACTTTTTGGCGGCCATCTGCTGGCGGGCGAAGCGGAGCTTCTGGCCCTCAATGGCATCGCCGACGATCATTTCGAGGTTCGGCAAGCCTTTCAGCGCGGGATAGGCGCGGAGCGTGGATTTGTAAACCTCATGCTCTAGGGTGCCCGCCTTAAAAATGGACGGGTAGGCGGTCTTGGCCTCGGTGAGGACGGCGTGGCGCTCGGAGATCCATTTCTCGCGCTTGGGAGCGTGCTCGGTGAGCATCTCGTCCGCATTGGCGAGAAATTGGCGGACCTGGGCGGGCTCGTGGTAAACCTCTTCGCCGGCTGCGTTGGTGACCGTGCCGCCTTCAAGATTTTCGATGGCCCATTTGCGGACCTTCTTGGCGATGGCGATGCGTTCGGCGAGTTGCTCCGGCGTCTCCACATCGGCCAGCGGGTCGCTGGGAGTGGGGACTATTTGCACCGGTGTGGAGGCGTCGAGTTTGGCTCGGAGATCGGAAATTTCGCTCTCGAGTGTCTCGGCTCGCTCCTCGGCCTCGCGGCGCTTGGCGGTGATCTTATCGATCCGCTTCAGCAGCTTCTCGGCGGTGTGATCGGCGGGCTTCTCCTCCTCGGTTTTTTCGTCCTCGGTGGTGTCGTCGTCTTCGGCTGAGGATTCCTCCTCGGTCGAGTCGTTTTCCTGTGAAAGATCGGCTTCCGATTCAGACTCGGTGATCTCCTCGGTGGCGGCCGCATTGTCTGGCGCCTCCTCGGTGGTCTCCTGAATGTCTGTCGGAGTGGTTTCCTCAATCGCGTCGAGCGTGAGCCCCATTTCTGTGGCCAGATCAGTGAGATTGAGCAGTGGTTCGGTTTGTTCTTGCGTCATGGTTTCCAACCAAGTGGGTCAGCGTTTTTGGACGAGGGCGCAGAAACTCGATGCGCTCCCTATGCGGCCCAGAGCGCAAGAGGGGAAGAGGGTCGCGGCCAAACCAACCGCAACTAAACGAAACCAACCGAAATCAACCTACTTTGCTGGCCTCATCGATGCTCTGGAGCAGGTCGGCGCGGAGATTGGACAACGCATCCAAGCCGCCGGCGCAGTGGGCGATGGTGCCTTGATTCTGCGCGCTCTGGAGGGTGCGGACGAGCTCGACGGCGTCCTCGATGTGGTCGTCAATCTTTTGCAGGAGCGCCTGCACGACGAGGGGCTTCGTGCCGGGCATGCACAGCGCGGTGCGCATGTCGTCCTCGTCGAGGCGCTCGGGTTGCATGTAGCGGATGGTTTTTTTGATGGTGATCATATTTCGTAGATGACAGATGTGGTTGGAGTTTCAAAAAGCTCGACGGCATAAAGCTGCGGTAGCTTTGGCGCAATTTCGTGGCCCAGCCAAAAAGCGAGGTTTTCGGCGGTTGTCTCAAAATCGAACGAGTCGTTCAGAAATGTGTGGTCGAGCTTTTGGACAACGGGCCGGACGATCCCAGCGATGTCGGCGTAATCGACGACCCAATCCCGCTCGGGGTTAAGCTGTCCCTGGCAATGAACGCGCAGTTTGTAGCTATGCCCATGCAGTCGGCCACATTGATGCCCGACCGGCACTTTGGTGAGTTGGTGGGCGGCTTCAAATGTGAAGTCCTTCCAGAGTTTGAAGTTTGCGCTGAGGCGTTGTTTTTTGTTCATAGAAATTGAAGTTGCGGGCGCTTGTCGCCGTTTGTGCTTTGGGTGAGGTAGCGGCGTAATTCCACGAGCCGTTCATCGCCGCCACGCAGCCACCCGGTGCCGTCGCAGGATTGCGCCCCGGCTTCGTGCGCCATCCAGAGGAGGCGCTCCGAGTTGACCCGCCCGACATGCACGCGCGGGAAATTGTCAGTCCATGTGCGGAGGTTTCGCCATTTCCACTCGGTCGTGCCGCCGATAAAGATAACCTCGGCATCGCTGGGAACATGGCGAGGGGTCATTCCGTCCTGCACGGCAAAGGCCAAGGGAGTATTTGGTCGGGCGGTTCGCACTTGCGGCGCCCACTCCTGCCAAGAAATTAGTGTGGCGTCGGCATCGGCGACCACATCGGGGACGACGATCCAGAGAGGGCGATGTGCCGCCTTGGATTTTTCCAGCAAATTCAGAAAGGCCGCAGAGTCCCAAGGGCGATCATTCACGAATGCTCCATAAGCTCCGTTGTCGAGAGCGTATGGCATCCAAGCCGGCGGCTTGCGCCAACCATCTGGGGAGATCAGCCAACCAATGCGGCCATCGAATTTCCCGGCAAGGTAGCCGACTTCGATTCCCGAGTTATTGGTTGGCATAACAATCATTACAGCTCGAATTTTTTGATAATAGCGGTGAGGGAAAACACGCGGCGCTTGCCGGCGCGGCCTGCGATGGGCTTCAGCAGTCCGGCATCAAGGTAGGTCTTGTAGGTCTGCTCGGAGATGCCGAGCAGGTCCATGACATCGCGCTTGTAGCCGGTGAGGGCTTTAGTAGCTGCCGCCGCCGGTGACATTGAGCTTGCCGTCCTCGATGTTGGTGACGCCGGAGGTGAGGAGATACCGGAGGCAATCGACGGGGTCTTTGCTGGCGCCTTTTTGGCCGTCGGATCCGGTCCACTCTTTGAGTGCCCAGATCGTATTGGTGCAGCGCTCGGAGATGTAGAGCCGTGGCGCGTTCGTGTGGTCGATGGGTGCGGTTTCATCATAAAATAGTGCGTCGTTGATGAGGCTCACGCCTTCTTCGATGTTTTCGCCAGGGCAGGAGCGGAAACTCATGCCGGCGTCCTCCAATTCCTCAAGGAGGGTGGTGGCGTGCTCGCGGGTGCCGGCGACGGTGGTATTCGCATAGCGGGAGTCGATCCACCGCTCGAAGACTTTGACGCCGTCAAGGGTCTCGAGCCGCTCGATCTCGGACTTGTAGGCGAGCAAGCCGAATCCAAAGGACTTTTGGCCCTCGCCGGGGTCGCCGTCGGCCTTTTTCCCGCTGCTTGTGGCCCACGGCCCGGGGTGCCCAACGCCCTCGATGTAGGTATCGACCTGGGGCCACTCGCGGTAGACCCATGCGCGCTCGGCGGCATCGATGCGGACCCAGAGCATGAACCAGTTTTTCCCGCCGGCGGGGTCGACAAAGAGGTAGTTCGTGCCGGATTGGGGAATCTGGTCGGATTTGACGACATGGACGGTGTCGCGGAAGCGTGGAAAGCGGGTCGCGGTGGCCTTGACGGGGACTCCGTAGGCGCGGCAGAGGATTTTCTCGCGGGGCTGGCGGTCGAGTTCGACTTTCAAGCGCTCGTAGCCAGCCCATGGGTTGTTTTTTGTGTGGAAATAGTAGATCGCGGCCCTGCGGGTGGTGGATTCTTGGAAAATGGGGACTTTCTCGAAGCCGCGGCCGTTTTTATTGGCCAAAAGCTCGGCATCGACCTCCTCAATAGACCGGGCGCCCTGCAAGTAGTTCTTCACCGTGGGGGAATAGCCCTCGACGGGGGTGAATGTGACAAGGAGGATGCCGTTGCGGTCCACCAATCGGAACCGGAGGGTCTCCAGCCAATCCAATGGGACCAACTCGTCGCACCAGGCGAGGTCGATCTCTCCGCCCTCAATGGTGGAGACATCCTGCGCGTAGTTGCGGAACCAGCACTGGGACTTATTCGGGAGGACGAATGTGTTTTCGGAGAAGCCGTTTTTCTGCGTGTAACTGATGTTGGTGACCTTGCCGCGCTTGGCGGTGCGGAGGCGCTGGGGCATGAAGTTCCAGAGGATCGGCTGCTGCATGGAAATGCTGTTGTCGTTCGTGGTCTGGAAGCACCACACGCGGGACTCGGGCTTTTCGAGGAGGGTGCGCATGGCGAGCTTGCCGGCCCAGGTGGATTTGCCGGAGCGGTTGCCGCCCATCACGAGGATCTCGCGGTATTTTCGCGCAATCTCGGTGGATCGCTGCCAGTGCGGCGGTTCGTAGCCGTAGGTGAGCGGGTCGAGCTTCTCCCGGGCGATGTGCTCCTCGCGGGCGCAGATGAGTTTCCGAGCGCCATCGGGGTCGCGCACTATGTGCTCGGCGGAAATGATGGGGATCAGCGGGTGCGGGCTTTGGGCAAAACTCATAGAATCACAGGTGGTAGGTCAACTCGTCCAAGTGGAGGACTAGCCAGGCGACGGCCTTCCCCGAATCGCCGACATCATCGACATCGACGCACTCGTCGGAGATGACGCCGGCGTCTTGCAGGAGATTCAGCGCGTGGGTGGCGTTGATTTTTTTCAAGATCAGGTAATCGCGCAGGCTATTCACTGCCCTCCCCTAAGCAGGGCGTTGGTCTTCGGCGCCACATCCACCCACTCCAGCCCGCGCAGCTCGACGCGCATCTTCTCGCCGCTGCGGTAAAAGCTATTGTCCCGCACCGTCACAAGCCGCTCGCCATCCTCGCCGTCAATAGCCGCCCAGATTTTCCGGCGGTTGAGGGTCGGGCGCTTGGCGCGGGCGTCTCGTATGCCCTTTTCTGGCTCGGCAGGGCGTGGATTTGGCAGTTCTAATTGGTTGGATTTGTTCGTTTTTTTCATAAAATTTCTCGGCGACTGGACGAGTGGGGGGTAAAAAGCTGGCGGCGACCGACCACCCCCCTCCCCCCCTGTCTGAGCCTATAACTTCCTATAAGCATACTTTCCGATAGTGGGCCGACATTGATTTGCAATCGGTTACACATTGTCGTTGGTTTCCTCGTCGTTTTCACCCGTGTTATTGAGACTGAGCCCACCCAAATCACCGGCTTTTGCGGAAGCGGTCTGGATACCGCTACTAGTCTCCGGAGCCGGAAGTGGGGTGAATTCCCCTTCGAT